AACGTCAGTGTATACCTTCCAGTGTCGCCCCGAACTGCCAATGGAATATCCAAAGTAGCAAATCCTCCAGTGGTGGCAACATCGATCCTCTCCGCACTCTCCACTTTCTTTCCATCAATGCTCCAGGTGGCTTTGGGTGGAGGAGAGCCAGTAATGGGAACATTGTAGCTGATCTTTTGTCCCGCTCGAACAACCAAATCCTCCAGACAGGAACGGTCAATCTTTGGTCCCATGAAACGGGGCTTGGCAACCACAGACTTGGATGGGTCTGAGGCTTCTCCCGGTCCCGCCCGATTAACAGCGATCACCCGGAACTCGTATTCCTCCCCTTCGGTAAGATCGGGAACGGTACACTTGGGCGTCTTTCCGTTCACCTCGACAGCCTTCTCCCATGGTCCGAATTTGCGACGCTTTTCCACAATGTATTTTTCGATGGGGGTGCCACCATCCCGCTTGGGTGGAGCCCATTCCAAGTCAACGTGATCTCGGTCCCAGTCCACGACTTCGGGAACACCCGGTTTGTCTGGTTTGGCGTAGGGATCCTTGGCGGTGACCGCTTGGGTGCCGGTCAATGGCTGGGATTCACCTTGTCTGTTTACCGCCTTCACACGGAATTTGTAGTCATGGTTTTCGATCAAATGGTCCACTCGAATAGAGGTTCCAGCCGCTTCACCACATGGCACCCATCTCATATTCTCCATATCCATTTTCTCCACAATGTAGCCCGTAATCTCTGAGCCACCATCGTCCCTTGGTGGCCTCCAGCTTACGGTACAGGATGCCTTGGTAACGTCCAATGCATTCAGCGGACCTTCTGGAGGCGATGGAACATCCAACACTGTAACCACTACTGTGGCAGTATCTGTTCCATTCCTGTTCTTGGCGGTGAGCATGTACGTTCCACTATCGCCCCGCTGGGCATTCACCACCTTCAGTTTGGTATTGTAGTCTGAGTTGGTAAGCTTGGTGCGTTCATCCGGCAGAACAGTATCTCCGTTCAAACTCCATTCCTTGGTTGGTGGAGGCTCACCCTGTACAGGAACATCAAACTCGAAGTTTTGTCCCGCTCGGATTTTAATGGCAAGCAGGGAATTCCTGTCAATTCTGGGTGGCATGTTTTTGGGTCGTGCCAAATGAGGCTTGGTCGCTTCCGATGGTTCTCCAGAACCGCCTTTGTTCACCGCACGGATACGGAACTCATAAACATTTCCTTGGATCAAGTCTTCCACCTTGCCCATAGGCGTGTCCCCTTCCACCTCAGCACACTTTTCCCAGTTGGGGTTGAACTTGTCTCGCTTCTCAATAACATATCCGGTGATGGGAGATCCGCCATCCGATTCTGGCCTATCCCATTTCAGCTCCACAAAGTCTGAGTCATAATCAGAAATCTCGGGATTTTTGGGTGGTCCAGGATTATCAAATGGATTCTTAGCCTCGATAGACTGGGCTGTGGTAAGAGGATCAGATTTTCCCTGTTTGTTGACCGCCCTCACTCGGAACTTGTACTTGTGTCCGGGAGTTAGTCCATCCACTGCGAGAGTGGTTTGTGGGCCATCTGTCTCCCCAGCGGGTACCCATCGTCCCGTAGCCTCGTCCATTTTCTCCACAATGTATTTCTCCACTGGAGCACCACCATCGTCCGAAGGTGGACTCCACTTGAGGGTGGCTCCTTCTGCGTGAACATCGCTCACTTTCAAATTATTTGGTGGGCTAGGTCGGTCAATAACGATAACCTCCACTTCCGCAATGTCTGTTCCATTGACGTTGGAGGCGGTGATTGTGTACACGCCAGAGTCGGCTCGTGTCGCGTTTCGGCAGTTCAGCTTCGTATTATACTCCTCATAGTTCACCTTGACATGGTCACTATTCTTTACTTCCTTGCCCTTCAGCGTCCATTTGATATCCGGAGCGGGCTCACCAGTTACCTTAACATCGTAGAAGAAATTTTGTCCTGCCTTGATCTTAACCGGGACGAGATTTGTTCTGTCAATCTTGGGCGCCAGGTTCCTTGGCTTGGCGACAATTGGTCCGACAGTATCAGACTCTTCTCCAGGACCCGCTTTGTTCACCGCACGGACACGGAACTCATATGCTTCTCCTTCCGTTAGATCAGGCACAGTGCATGTTGTCTTATCTCCAGGCACTTCCACCGCTTTCTCCCACATTCCATACTTGTCTTTCTTCTCGACAATGTAGCTTGTGATGGGACTGCCACCATCCTCAGTCGGTTTGGACCATTGAAGGTCCACATGGTCCTTGTCCCAGTCAGTGGCTTTCAAGTCCTTGGGCTTGCCAGGCTCATCATAAGGATTCTTGGCAATGATACTGGTGTCCGTGACCAGGGGCTCACTCTCTCCTTCCTTATTCACAGCCTTCACACGGAACTTGTATTCTTGCCCGGGAGTGAGCCCACTCACCTCCATCTCTGGTGCAGCGGTTCTTCCCGCAGGCACCCAGAGGCCGGTGTCGGGGTCGAGTTTCTCCACTTCATAGTATTCGATGGGGGTGCCACCATCGTCCTTGGGATGCTTCCACTTCAGCTTACATCCATTCTTGTGAATATCGCTCACATTCAAGGGTCCTTCAGGCTTGCCTGGTTTGTCTGTGACGATGATCCTCACAGTGACCTGATCCTTGCCAGAGGAGTTTGTCGCGGTAATAGTGTAATCGCCAGAGTCGCCTCGTTTCACAGGCCGGATGGCCAGTTTAGAGTTGTAATCACTATTGTCAATGCTGACTGCCCTGGATTCTTTCAGGGTTTGGCCATCCACAGTCCAAACCACGGTTGGTGGCGGTTCGCCAATAATGTCAACGTCGAACTTCAAAGTGGAGCCCGAGGAAAGTGTGACATCCTTCAAGTTCTTTCGGTCAATTTTGGGTGCGAGGAAACGTGGCTTCGCAGTAATATTTTTGCTGGAGTCGGAAGGTTCACTGTTGCCCGCCTTGTTTATGGCGACCACACGGAACTGATATTGTTGGCCTTCGGACAAGCCCCTCACTGTTCCCTTGCACTCTGGTCCAATTGTCTCACAAACCTTTTCCCACATGCCGGAGTATTTGTCCTTCTTCTCGATAATGTAGCCTTCGATAGGCGCTCCTCCATCGGAGATGGGTTCAGCCCACTTGAGGTCCACATGGGATGCTGACCAATCTTCCGCTTCGGGTGCTCCAGGTTTGTCCGGGACTGTGAATGGATCTCGGGCAATGATGGGTTGGAGAGTTTCCAATGGCTGGGACTCTCCCTCTTTGTTCACCGCTTTCACACGGAATGAATACTCATGTCCTGGCACTAATCCCTGTACTTCCAGTTCAGGCTCCCGGGACGAGCCCACAGGCAACCAGATACCGAGTTCAGGGTCAAACTTTTCCACTACATAGGTCTCTATGGGCACACCACCATCGTCCTTGGGCTTCTTCCACTTGAGTTTGCAGCCATCCTTGCGAATGTCATTGACTTCGAGGGGTCCTTCTGGAGGGCCAGGTTTCGAAATGACGAGGACTTCCACCTCGGCCTCATCCTCTCCCCATTTGTTTGTAGCGACAATTTTGTACGTTCCACTGTCTTTACGTTCGGGATTCTCAAAGTTGAATTTGGAGTTGTTGGGCACATTTGTGATTCTCTTTTCACTACTCTCCGCAATGGACTTTCCATTGTGGGTCCACACCACCGTGGGAGTGGGCTCACCCTTAATCTTCACATCCCAGAAGAAGGGCTCCCCTACCCTCACATTAATCTTTCTCAACGTCTTCCTGTCAATCTTGGGCTTTACCTTGCGTGGTTTGCATGTGACGGGCTCACTTGCCTTGGATGGGTCTCCGGGTCCTGCAGCATTCACCGCCTTTACACGGAACTCATAAGTTTGGCCTTCGTCCAGACCATCAACTCGTCCAGATGTATCATCTCCCTTGATATCTGCTGCCTTGACCCATTTGCCTCCAGGCTCCTTCTTTTCAATAATGTATCCAGTGATGGGATTACCACCGTCTTCAAGAGGTGCGTCCCACTTCAAGTCCACAAAGTTTTTGTCCCAATC